ATACAAACGCAAGACCGCGAGAGCGAAGCCTTGCCCGAGAAAAGGAAAACTAAATGCAATTAACGCTTAAAGCCGTATTCACTGACGGCACAACGCAAACCATTGAAACCAACTTGGCAACTGTAGTTGCTTGGGAAAGAAAATATAGGCGCAAAGCTTCCGAAATGGCATCCGGCATTGGTGTCGAGGATCTAGCATTTTTGTGTTACACAGCATCACAAAAAGCAGGTGTTACTGTGCCAGCAACACTCGATCTCTACATTGACAAACTGCGAAACATTGAAGTGGTAGATCAAAACATCCCAAAAGCAGGCGAGGATCTCTGAGATATGCGCTGGCTGAAATCTTGGTTGCGACAGGGTTTTGGGGTGCTGAAACATTTGAAATTGACGATGTGAACACTGTGATTGAGATCCTTAACAAACAAAGCCGAGCCAAATAATGGCTTACACGGCGCGCATCGAAGTGCATGGCATCAAAGAAGCATTGGCTGAGCTGAACAGCTTTGATCCGAAATACCGCAGGCAAGTAACAAAAGACATTGTTACAGCCGGGCAAAAAATTATTGTAAGCGCTCGAGACATGATCAAAAACTTTGATAACAGCGAAGGCAACGGCGCGCCACTATCGCGCATGTATAAATCGAAGCTGGTAAAAGGGCGTGATGTGTATTGGGATAACAACACGGTCCGCGCTGGCTTCAAAGTAAAAGTGGGTGCAGCTGCACAACGGCAAAGGCTTGTTACTTTCAAAGATAAATTTGATCCGGAAACAAACCCGCGTGAAAGCCACAATGTTTTATTTAAAGCAAAGCCTTATCAATTGATGGTGATCCAGCAAAAAGATGCTGCCGGCGCTATCTATGATCATGCTGGCAGGCGCACCAAAGGCATATTTGTAACAAATCTTAATGCCGAAGTTGGTTTAGAGCCACGCGCAATTGATCCAGCTGTGGACATGCACAAAGAAACAGTTGAGCGCGAAGTCTTGGCGGTATGTGAAAAGGTTATGGAAAGATTAAACAGAAATTTGCAGGTGCGTCATGGCAATTAACATCCCGATAATCTCAAGCCTTGATAGCAAAGGATTTGAAAAGGCGGCGCTTGAGTTTAAGAGCCTTGAAACAAACAGCCAAAAAGCTGGGTTTGTTATGGAAAAAGCTTTTTTGCCGGCTGTGGCTGCGCTTGCTGGTCTCACTGCGGCAGCCGCGTTTTCGGTTAAAGCGGCAATTGAGGATGAAGCCGCACAAGCTCAGCTCGCTAAAACTTTGCAAAATGTTGTGGGCGCAACCAATGAACAGATCGCTGCGGTTGAAGCAAGTGTGGCGGCGATGCAAATGGCAACCGGCGTTTCGGATAGTGAGCTTCGCCCGGCTTTTGCTTCGCTAACTCGAGGCACTAAAGATTTGCAAGAAGCAAACAAAGCGCTTGCTTTGGCAATGGATATTAGCGCGGCAACTGGACAAGATCTACAAAGCGTCAGCGATGCGTTAGCGCTCGCCTATGGCGGCAACACTAAAGCGCTTGCAAAACTTAGCCCCGAGTTAAAGGTTGCAATCAAAGAAGGCGCAACCCTTGATCAAGTCATGGGCACACTTACAAAAACTTTTGGTGGTTCAGCTGCGGTTGCAGCTGGCACAGCTGAAGGGCAATTTAGGCGGATGAGCGTGGCGCTCGATGAAGCCAAAGAAAGCATAGGTAAAGCATTATTGCCAGCAATCGAAGCGGTGTTGCCGTTGCTTGTAACTTTCGGCAATTGGGCAGCGGAACACACAGGCATTATTACAGCGCTCGGCGTAGCAATTGCTGCGGTTGCATCAGCCATCGTTGCTTACAAAACTGCACAAGTGCTTGCCAACGCGGTAACAGTTGTGGCAACAGCACTCAATTTTGCTAATGCGGCTTCGCTTGCTGCGGTTGCCACAGCCGGCACAGCGGGTGTTGCTGCCGCAACAATTGCAGCCGGTCTAGTTGCAGTTGGTGGCGCGCTACTCATATTCAAAAACCAAAACAAAGCTGCAACCACAGCCACCACAGGGCTGGGCACAGCGGCGAAAAGCACAGCTCAAGACATGGGCAGGCTCGGCTTCACGCTTGATTACATACGCGGCACAAAGATCGCTGAATACATGGCAGAAACCGAAAAAGAAACAAAAAAGGTTGCCAGCGGTGCGGGAAGCGCAGCCGATAAAGCTAAAGAGCTTGCAGAAAAAACAACGGAAGCCGCTAAAGCGTTGCGCGAATATATGGGCGCGGCACTCGATGACGCGAAAAGCAAACTGGACAAAGCACAAAGCGCTTTTGATAGTTTTAGCGGATCAGTTGCACAAGTCATCACAGATGCACTTAATTTTGGCAAAGCATTTGAGGAAGGCGGCGAGGATGCCGGCACAACATTTTTCAGTGCGCTACAAAAACAGGCAGACAAAACGAAAGAGTTTGGTGATCTTGTCGAGCAACTGCTTGCAGCAGGATTGTCTCAAGATGCGTTGCAGCAAGTCATTGATGCCGGCATTGATAGCGGCTCGGCTATCGCTAAAGAGCTTTTAGCATCGTCAGAAAATGTTTTGCGGGCAAATACCCTTGTCGAGCAAACACAAGCCATTGCCGAGCGCATAGGTGAGCTATCAGCGCAAAAGTTTTATGGCGCGGGCGTATCAAATGCCAAAGCATATTTGCGTGGTGTCGAGGAAGCGCTTGCCGCAGCGGAAAGCCGGCTATCTCGCAAAGGCATTAATTTCGCGGATGTCAAAGGCATCAGCACAAGCTTCACAGAGGCAATCAGCGCACCAACCGTTTCGCCCGTATTGATGCCAAACATTGATGAGTTAAATGCTCGGCGTGGTGGCGGTGCGGTAACTATCAATGTGAACAGCCAGCTGGCAACAAAATCGGAAGTGGGGCAAGCTGTAACGGATGCTTTGCGGGCATACAACCGCACAGCTGGACCGGCACAGTTTGAAATCGCATAATGGCAGGCGTTGCAGTAGTTGGCTCAGGCAACTATGAGCTATTTATTGACACAGGGTTTTTGCAAGATGCGTTTACGCTAGATGACGCAACCAAAGGCGTTTTAGATAACACAACCTATGTTCTCGATGGCACAACAAACTTTGCTGGGGTGCTTGACGGTTGCACAAATGTTTCAGTAAGGCGCGGCAGGCAAGATCAAGGTGATCAATTTTCACCCGGCACAATGAGCTTTACAATGCTCGACACATCGGGCATTTTTAATCCGTTTGATCAGGACAGCCCATATTGGGATGCATCAACACAGCAACCCGGTCTTGCACCATTACGCCGCGTCAAACTGCAACGCTACGATGCAACCAACACAGCCCAAGACATTTTTAACGGCTACATAATTAACTACAACTACAATTTTGCGTTGGGCGGTTTGGACACAGTAACGGTTTTTTGCGCTGATCAGTTTTATTTGTTGGCGCAAACCGTCATGGATGAATTTAATGTCAGCGAGGAATTATCTAGCACCCGGCTCGAAGCTGTGCTTGATTTGCCTGAAGTAGCGTTTCCGGTAGCGCAACGCGATATTCAAACCGGCACAGTTACGCTTGGCGGCGCGTCAGCTTTCACAGTCCCGCAAGGCACAAATGTTTCACAATACTGCTCAGAAATAAACCAAGCCGAGCAAGGCAGATTGTTTATGACGCGCTCAGGCGTTTTGCGTTTTGAGCCAAGAATAGGCAACACGCTCAGCGGATCTGTTGCAGATTTTCACGATGACGGCACACAAATTAAATTTAATGGTGTGGGCATAAGTTTTGAGGCGGATCAAGTTGTGAATAGGGCAACGGTAACAATTGCAGGCGGCAGCCCACAAACCGCAGATGATCCAGCAAGCCAAGCAACCTATTTTGTGCAAGCCGTAAACATCAGCGAAAGCCTTTTGCATAACGATGCGGCAGCGCTCGAGCTTGCAGAATATCTGCTAGTGCCCGAGCCTGAGCCACGCTACACAAGCGTTGAAACCCAATTTAATATGCTCACAACCGCTCAAAAAGATGTGCTGGCAGCCATCGAAATAGGCAACACAATAACCATTGAAAAAACCATTGGCACAACCCAGCTTGCTCAAGAGCTTGCCGTTGAAGGCATAGAGCATTATTTGAGCTTTGATAACGGGCATAGCATCACGCTATTTACAAGCCCAACCACAATCGTTTATGAGCTGATCTTGGATGATGCAGAGTTTGGCATCATTGATGCACTTAATGTTTTAGGATAATGTAAAGGACACTTATGGCAATTCAAGATTTTACAGCCGGGCAAGTTTTAACAGCCGCACAGATGGACAGTTTGCAAGCTAATGATTACAACTGGACGGTTTCAACAAAGACTTCAAGTTATGTTTTAGTTGCAGCCGATAAAGGCACACGCGTTGTGATGAACTCAGCAGGCGCAACAACAATCACGATCAACACAAGTTTATTTGATGCAGGCGACACTTTGTTCATTCAAAACATTGGTGCGGGCACTTGCACGGTTACGGCAGGCACGGCGACAGTAACGACTGCTGGCTCATTAGCGTTGGCACAATGGGGAGGTGGCACGCTTTATTTTACAAGTGCTAGTGCTGCTATTTTTTTTAGCGGTGGTGGCACAGGATACGGCGCAGCAACAGGCGGTTCATCATCGAGTATTACGGTTAGCGGCATAAATTACACGCTTTTGACATTTACAAGCACAAGCACTTTGACGGTTACTAAATCAGGTTTTTTTGATTATTTGATGGTTGGTGGTGGTGGTGGTAATCGTTTTGTTGCGAGCGGTTCAACTGGTGGCGCTGGTGGCGGTGCTGGTTCGTTGGTGCAAGGTTCAATTTATTTAACAGCAAACCAAACAATAACAATCGGTGCTGGTAGTCCAACAACCGCAAGTGGCACAAGGCGTGAAGCAGGCACTTCAAGTATTGGCACAACTATTTATGCACCCGGTCAAGCAAACGATGGTCCTGATAACGCCGCATATTATGTTGGGTCAGGTTGTGGCACAATTAACGCAAACGCACCAACAACATTGACAAACGGTTTAGGTAAAGTTGGCGGCACAGGTTCTAACAATATGGGTGGCGGAGGCGGAGGCGGCTTCGTTAGCGCTGGGGGGAATGCCGGCGCAAGCAGTGGAGGAAATGGGGGCAACGGCTACGATGTCAGCGCATTTATTGGTGGTTCGACAGCATATGTCGCGGGCGGTTCAGGTGGTGGTTGTTTAGTTAGTAACACACCCGGCACGGCTGGTAATGGTGGTGTTGCTGGCACAACCAACACAACACCATCAAACGCGGCAGCAAATAGCGGTTCAGGTGGTGGTGGCGGTCTTGGCACTACAACTACAGGCAATGGCGGTAGCGGTATTTGTTATATAAGGTTTAGGTAAATTATGGCGCATTTTGCGAGAGTAGAAAACAACATTGTCAAACAAGTAATTGTTGTGTCAAACGATGATTGCGGTGGCGGCGATTTTCCTGAGAGTGAACCAATCGGTCAAGAATTTATAGCTTCGTTAGGTTTAGCAGGCGATTGGTTGCAAACCAGTTATCACGCAAACTTTAGAGGTTGTTTTGCCGCAGCAGGTTGGACATTTGACGCAAATTTAAGCGAATATGGCGAATTTGTAGCACCATTACCAATTGAGCCTGATGACAAATAATTATGTCAAGCAAAAAAATTAATAAAGCCAAACGCCAAATTGGTGATCAAACAACCAAAGGCGGTTTGATCGGTTTAATGATTTACGGACTAAATGCTCAGGGTGTTGATCCGATGTTGATCAGTTTGCTTGTGCCTATCGCTTCGAGTGTGTTGGCTTGGGCATCCACAAAAGTAGGCGATCCTGATCTTGCATGCTTGTTTATTCCGGATGAAAAAGACAAACCAAAATCTTGAAGCCTTACATAGTTGCAAATCAGCCAGTTGTTAAAGCGCCTTTGCCGGGCATGGATGAGTGGATAAGGCAGGCAGTGAAATATGCGGATGGCTGTTTATGGAATAACGGCAGCTGGGTTGTGCGAAACATGAAAACAAAAGGCAAAGAGCATTTAGTTTCTAATCACTCGAGAGGCTTGGCGGTTGATCTTTCATACCGGCTACAAGTTAAACAAGGGCGCGGAAAACCTGACGGCGAAAAACTCGCATTGGTGTTTTTAACTAAAGTTTTGCAACACGCCGAAATTTTGGGTGTGCAACTTGTGATTGATTACAACCGAAACCGCAGTTGGAAAATTGATCGAGGCACATGGAAAGCCGGCAATTTTGGTGTAGGTGATTGGCTGCATGTCGAAGCCGATCCGGACCTAATTAAAGATGTTAAAGCCGTGAAAAGCGCTTGGGATAAGGTTTTTAGCGTAATCCCGCAAACACTCTAAAACCTTTACTAAACTTGGATCACCATCCGAGAAAGGTTAGGTGCTTATGCCCTTA